CACAAATCTGGTTCTTGATAACTTCTTCAATAGGAACTGATTTATGATCTGGTGTAACTTCAGTAACATCATCATTAGGAACTTCTTCTTTAGGAGGTTGCACTACTGGATCACGAATAACTTCTTCGTCTCCAGACAAACAGCTCCCTTCCTCAGAAATAGATTCTAACGCACCATCATATATCTTTAATAGTGGGCATTTATCTCTATCAGCTATACATTTATCACAATTGAGATTTATAGGAAAGCCATGACAACAATAATAACCTTCGTCATATACTTTCTTCCCAATATCCAACACATCTCGCTGATTATCATAATGTTGAGATGAATGCCATACCAAGAACTTTAAAGTCTCTTCTATACTTCTGTCTTTCATCTCCATACCATCAGGGCCGATAATAGGTACCCACCTATGTAACGCATCGTGCTCTGTAATGGGCTGACCAAATTCTGTCTTGACACATACACCTTGATCAGCAATCTCGCATTCATAACAAGTGAACGTCCATGCATCAGGTGCTATCTTAGCTCTGTCATCATCAGATAGTTTCTTATAATCTATGCTGGTGGATTTGTGTTCAGCACTGCTAGTTTGCTTTAAGTATTGAGGCCTGACTTCACCCACTATTTTGGTGTGTATACGCCTATTAACTGCTGATGCATATCTAGCATACTTCTCAAAATCCTGCGTAAAACTATTTGAAGCCCATCCTTGAATTAGAGCTCTATCAAATAATGTACCTTTTTCTTTAATATCTGCACCTAATAATTCATGCGGAACGTTATTATCACTCCTTAAAACCCAATCGGCCATATTTAAAAACGACGCACTAGTGGTTGCATCAGCATGCATAGCCGCTGAATCATCAATCATTATTACTGTTTTATGATTTGCCCAACCGGACTGGAACTTATTAGCTTGATTGACATAATATACATACTCTTCAGTTGCAGGTATACTATTACTTCTTGCTATTGTATGACACATTAATTTCAACAAATGACTCTTACTAATACCTGAGCCAGAAGTCAAAATGAAGTGATAAGGCTGTATTCGAGATCCTGTTTGAGCTTCAACACGCTGACATTCAATCTGAATACTGTCAACTTCTTTAAGCCAATCATCAATTAACTTCAAATCTATGCCGCGCTTTGATTTGCGAATAGACTGGAGATCTTTCCT